GCCACCAAATAAAGAATAGATTTTTCCCTGTTCGGGTTTGTCTTCAATTGTCATATTATGTTCCTTTCAAGAACGGGATATTTAGCTGTGCAGCGAAATGTCAGACGGAAAAACAACACCAGTGTGTTCACCTTCGGAGAGAATCTGCAAATTCCACTCAGGCTGTTCAGCCTTGAGAGCGTCGAAGCGGGTTTGTGCTTCGGCTAGGGTTGGAAACGCTTCGACCCATTCTTGCCAGTCACGGCGTATTACATATAACATATTAGTTCCTTTCATTGAACTGTCTTAATTGGTTATGCATTTATTTTACCATAATGCGAATGGTTTGTCAAGCCCTAATTTGAGCCGTGCATATTACAGTAGGCTTGTTTCAGCTTACTGTAAGCATCGCGCCCAGCTTTAAATGCTGGAACAGCGTAGTGACCATAATAGTCATCTTTCACTATCTCAACATCACCAAATTCAGCGATGAATTTAGCTGCGCTTTCAACGCTACTAACATAACGTTGAGCGTCAGTTTTTGGCATTTGAATGCGATGCCCCTTCCAAGCATTTGAAATCATTTCGGTAGTAAACTCTAGATTTGAGACTTTGTAAGTCATAATGATGTTCCTTTCAAGAACGGGATAAATTGTTTTGGCGGCGGTTTTGTTTACTTGTTAACCGTTCAAGTGTCGTTGTTAACCTGTTCAACTTCAGGTGTCGTTGTTATACTGTTCAACTTCAGTTTTCGATACTGTCACGGGTTTTGACTCTACTGCCTGTTACGGCTACCGTTTTAGTTTTTCATTGGATTATGTTTTTCGTTTCTTTGTTAAAGGCTCAGGTCGTTGTTTGTTTCTTATGTGTTCATTATAACATAGTTTGGTCATTTTGTCAATAGCAATATGGCTTATTTTTAAAGTTTTATGCTTTTATTTTATATGCTATATGTGGTACGATTTAGTAGCCAATACGCCCAAACCGGAATACGTTACAACCAGCTTGTTATTTTGGTCAATCTGGAAACGCTTACCATCTGCATCAAGGATATACCAACTATGTAAAGCGTTGGGATTCCAATTTCGCATATACGCTACAGCTTCTTTTACTGTGGTAAAGTTGGCGAACGTATTGTAAACGCCGTTGGTGTGTTTGATTACTCGTACTTCATGTGTTAGGTTAGTCATAGTTTTTGTTCCTTTCAAGAACGTTGTTTTATTGTTTGTGTTGTTGTTTGTCATACTAGTATTGTATACGAAATCGGTCATTGTGTCAATAGCAATCGTTGATTAATTATAAGTTTTTAGCCTTTATTTTTAATGCTCTGCATTACATAATTAGCGGCTATTTTGCCCGATTGAAACCAAGTAGGCACGTTGTGGGTTTCTTCTGTTTCCCCGTTTGGGAATTCCGTAACCAAAACTTTTAGGCTTGGAACGTAAACGAAATTCAAACCGTTGATTGTCCACTCTTGTATTACCATTTCATTTTCCTTTGTTGTGTTTTTCATACTTGAATTATATACTAAATCGGTCGCCGTGTCAATAGCAATCTGGTTTATTTTTGGACTTTGTAGCATCTTTTTTCTTACCTTAACAATTAACTTCTCTATTATATATATCGACATTATATCAGAAATTCTTTAATCAATCAAGCCCAAATCAGGCATTTTCTCAGAATAAAGTCAATTACTTTTAGATACGACGTAACCCCTTTAGCAGTAAGGGTTTACAGCTTTTGGGGCGGGGCCGATTTTGGCCATTTGTCACACCCCCCACGTAGCGCCCCCCTGTCGGGATTGTTGGGGTAAGGCGTGTGTGTTAGCCCGCTATCCATGCGTGTAGGTTTTCCTTAGTCCACTTACTTGGTACGCCGCCTATAGTATCCCACTCAGTAGGGCAACCGCAATCAATCCACGCGCGCGCCATAGTGTGCATGTCTACTAATGACTCATAGGGTGACACGTTGAATATCATACGTGTACCACTATCAGTACCATCAAGGAAGCTGCCAGTATAACGTACTACAGTACACATCTTTTTAGCTGTAGCCATATCACCATTGTAATCATACTCAGTTATCATATCTATTAAGATACGATGATTGCTGTACATTACGTTTAGTATGTTGCTGTTGGTTGTCTTCATTGTGTTACTCTTTCGTTAGTGTCTAGTGTGTGTGTGTGTGTGTGTGTGTGTGTTGCCGGTATTGTTATAGTCTTAACCGTTGACTTGCCATTGTTAACGCTGTTAGGCTTCACGTGCCATTGTTTACTTGTTAGGCTTCAAGTGTCGGTGTTATACTGTTCGGCATCAGTTGTTTGTTATACTTATATTATATACTATATGTTAGCATATGTCAAGGGCTATTATTAATTATTCTTGATATAATTCTATATGCCCATCATCACTATCTATATCTTCCCAATTAGCCTCATAGTATTCATACTCAGCTTCATCACATCGCATATCATGCTCATCTAGTTCAACCTCAACGGGTTGTACTGAGGCTACCATTGCAAGTAGTTCGTTAGGTGTTAGTGTCATCTTAATCTCTTTTCTATTAGTGTTGTGTTACTTGTTATGCCTATATTATATACTATAGGCTAGTATATGTCAAGGGCTTACAAGTAAGCCTCTTCGGTCTTTGACCAACGATTGTAAAGGTTGACCTTAACCGTAAACCCGTCACGGCGTAATGCCGTGCG